TAATTAACAATGTACTTGATCTGTTCAAAAGCAGCAGTCACAGGAATGCCATGCTCGGGATCAAGTATAGCAAGATCAGTGATCAATGCCTTTGTATTATCATCATACAAATACATGCGTTCAATTTTTCTAGTGTCAATATCAGCAATTTTACGACGTGTAGTTTGCCAAACTGAAGAACCAGTATAGTTGTTGTAAGTATAAATTGTACCGGCGCCGCCTGCACTATTCAATGCAGTGATCATGGCCCAATTGTCTGTCAGTGCAACTCCTGTACTAAATTGATCATTGGTTACAAGTGTTACAGGGTTTAGTTGCTGGGCCAGTGTGAAATTACCATGGAAATAAGCTGATTCAGTATTTTCATTTTGATACTCATAAAGATAAGCTGAACCACTTTGATAATATTTTGTAATGAAAGTAGTGAATGTTCCATCAAATGTTGTTTCAAAAGTACCACTATTAGATGATAATGATTTATCAAATGTTATTTTATTAACACCAGCAGCACTACTAGAACCAACTAACAGCTTTGTTCCTGCAGAATTTAGATACAGACTATTACCAAAATTAGCAGAATCAGTTTCACCACTGGCTGTAATTATTTGATATAGATCAAATACCGTAATGCCTAATTTTGTCAAAGCTTGTGACTCAGTGGTTGAAATTACAAGTTTATTGTAATCAATTGCACTATTACTATTAATTTGAATATACTGATTGTTGACTAGAATTGCTGAGATTCCAGGAATATTTGCACTGTTAATATCATATGCTGATCTTGCAGCAGTGGACCCAGTGAATGTGACTTTTACTCCATTCAATCTTACACTGTCACCAATATTAACTACAGGATTATAACTTGTTCCGGTGGCATTTCCATATAATCTTGCGGCGTTGACGAATCGATAAACTGACCCGTTGGCAAAAGATGTGTTTTTGTATCCCGTTGCGCCAACATAAAAACTACAAGTATCATGGGATAGTAATACTGACGTTCCAAAATAAAGATTATTCATGCCTGGGGCGGCAGTAGTAGAACCGATCTTCTTTTCAAGCATTTTGAATTGATTAGTTTCAATGGTAACAATAGTTCCTGCACTTGGTACTGTGGCCAACACCAATGATGTACTGCCCACTATAGTATATAAATTGGTAGCTACTCCATCTAGATAAACATCCTGTAGATTGCTTGCATTATCAAGTGCAAACGTATTAGTTGTGCCATTGGCAATGAATTTTTCAATTGTTCTATTAAAGATATAAGCAGCACCCATATTAGTATAAGAAACAGTGCCAATAGTATTAGTCAATGTGGGCGCACCAATAGCCAACTGACTACCATCGTCAGAGAAACTTAAACTTTGTCCAAAATTTCCCGAAGCATCACTGCTGGTAAAGCTTCCTGCATATTGATAATAGCTTTGGTATGTTATACTCACAGGCAATGTTTGGAAATTTCCAATTTTTGCTAGATTCGACCAACTTCCATTATCTAAGAAGTTTGATGTACTGGTATGATTATTAATTACTTGATATAGATTCGTCGTTGAGCTGCTATCTACATAGCTAATAAGCTGTCCCTTAGTATAATAAGTCAGTGCGGTCCATGCTGTTAATATTAAATTAATAGTTTGACCGCCATCATATGTATAATGCAGATAAGGTATTAATAACGAATCGTTTAATCGAACTGAGACGTCGTTGGGACCCAACCCAATATTTTGTGCTGCTGATGGTACACCAAAATTAGTTTGAGTTTGTGCTTGTTCAAAATTTATAGTTTCGGCTGTAACTTCTTTATATTTGTAATAATAAACGGTATTAGTTCCGGGTGCACCAATGGCAACCCATCTACCATCATTACTAGCAGCAACACTTGTTCCAAATCCAGCAGTTGTACTAATACCATTAACATATATTACTTGATCTATTGCTAGTTTATTAGAGTTAGCAGTACCTACATAAGCAAGCCCAATGCTAGTTAAAATAGGATCGTTGCTGGCATTTGTACTTGTACTGCCAGGTGCACCGATTATCACTTTATCTATATTATTAAACTTCACACTTTTACCAAATTGATTAGCATAGTAATCATCTGCTGTTAAATTGGCGATGACCACCCAAGTACCATCACTCAGTTGATTATAGAGATATGCTGATCCTTTGTTATTATTATATTGTGAAGATCCAACAATCATCATATCTTGAGAATTTTTAACATCAACCGACATGCCAAATTTATCAGTAATTTTTGTGTAAATTGGAGTCAAGTTACTGGTCAATGACCACTGTGGAATATTTGTTAGAACTTGATATTCATTATTAACTCCATCAATCCAAGCCATGTCACCTGACTTCCACCCCTTATCAGGTGTACTCAGTGAGAAAGTAGAACTATTTGGAAATCTAATAGGACGTAGTTTAAAAATTAATGGTTTAGTAACTCCAGTGGTCTGCCATGTATAAGTTGCTGATGTTGTTCCGCTGTATATGGGCACTGCAAGACTTTTTGTTACATCAACTCCGGTAATACCAGTGGGTATCTTAGATACACGATAAAATCCTGTTATACTTGCTGTTTTTCCAGGAATATTACCAAGTTGCAATAAGATAAAATCATTTTCTACTAGCCCATGGGGCACATCAGTTATAATTAACAATTGATTTAAACTTGATAATACTTTATCGTCGACATGACTAATGGTTACTGGTAGATTTCCTGCTTTGACCATTCCAGAAATTCTATAGACATTCCAGTCGTTACTGGTGTCTGATGCTGCCCATATTCTACTGCCTTCTTTAAGAATTGGTGCAAGATTGCTTATATTCTGTACTTTCAACATGTCAAACACAGTAGTATCAACTTCGTCTATCATAACTGGACCTGTAGTCCCAATTACTTTAGGATTTACTTCTGTTGATGTGAATATATCTTTGTTATAGATTACAGGCTTAATTAAAAGATCATTGGGTTTAAAAGTGTTCCAAAGATTACTAGTAACGCCATCTTGATTAATTAATTCTATTACATATGCACCATTCAATGGATTTGTGTTTGCTAAACTAAGTTCAATATCTGACTTATGTGCGATACCTCCGTAGGTACCTAATCTAACTGCCCACTGCTCATCAATTTCAACTGAATTATCTAGATAAGGTAGCTTAGTGCGTAGAAACGCATTAACTGCTGCTTGAGTTCCTTTTTCACGAATCATTCCAAGATAAAACTTATGTTGACTTATATTGTCTAATCCCATGTCTGTCATATATTGACGTGGAACAAACCCTGTAGAATTTCTAGCTGCTGTATCAGCTGAACGATTAACATCAAATTTATCAATATCATAGAACTCTTCAAACTGCTGAGCATTAAATGCCATATTTGGTATTAATTGTTTAGACAGCAAGCTGCCATCAATCTGATACCAGTTATTATAAACAAAGTTTGTTGAACCAGGTATAAATTGACGTGCAGTATAGTATAGATTTTTGAATAATACAACATCACCTTTATAGTAATCAGTAACAGGAAGCCATTGATCAACGGATCTGTGATTTACCAAGAACCCTGGAGCATATAAGCTACCATCCCACTCTCTAGTTTTAAAACCTGACACTTTCATTCTATATTGACGATTGCCGAGACTTGGTTCATAGACAACATCATTGAAGACCGTAGTATTGTCAAATATCAATGAATGTTCGTATAGTACAACATTCATATCTATTAAGTGTACACCTTTAGTTTGATCTCTAAGTGAGAGTTCAAATCCAGTGCCACTACGGAATGTTACATAATCCTTAGTCTTTAAAGTATTACCTTCACTATCAATGATTCGAGAACCGTTAAAATCGTTAGTAAGCTCGTCAACAATACCAAACGCACTATTAAAGTTAACCTTACTGCCTGCAGGAGTTAGACTAATAATAGTGTTAACATCCCATGATTGTTCCAGCCAAAATAAGAATTCTTTACAGGATGTGTCCCAATTATTAGTAGAGCCCAATACATCATCAGTATTTTGAAATTGAAAGCCTAAACTAGTTAAGAACTTGCCATAACTAGTTAAGAAATCAACAACTTGCTGTACTGTATTCATCTGAGTACCATATGGTACTACTTGTATGTTATTTGCATTATCAATGTAAATGTTTGCTGAACTATTGCTGACTTTTATCTTGTAAGCATTATTTGAATAATTTCTCGGAATAATAGTAAAGTATGGTCGAGCATTGTCAAATCCATAAACTTTAAATCCAATTGGAGTTTTTTGAACTACAACAGCACTATAAGTTGCTAATGCTATTGGAGCACTTTTTGTTGTTACAATTTGATAATTTTCCTGAGGAATTATAACTCCACTATTAATGCTATTTGGACTAGCTTGATCTGCAATAATTTGTAGATAACTTTTATCAGTGAACCCACTTGATTTGTATACTAAATTAAGCTTATAATTTTCAAAAATCTCATTGAAATTTATAGTAATATCCAAACCAATATCTGCTAGACGATCACGTATCCATACATTTGATCCCGGAATATATTGTGTGCTGTCTGAGATTTGAAGTACAAACTTTCTGCTGCCTGTTGCTTTATTAATAATCTGATCTAATGCATCAAGTCTGACTATGTCACGTCGATTCATTGATAGATTACAATATTCAGCTGGACGAGCTAAAGCCCATGCCAGTTGAACAGCGAATGGATAATCACTGCTGCGACGCCATGCTGTTTCTTGAGGACTTTGATCACCAAATCTCCAATCAGAGCTTGCAGTCTGAGAATTAAAGTTAGAAATTATTACGTCCAATGGAGTTAATAATTCTCCATGCTCATCTACAGGAATGATACCAAGTAAGCCTGGACGAACATATCTATTATCTACATAGCTGTCATGCCCATGTTGATAAACTAGACCATTTTGCATATCTTTCCATAGTACCAAGTTACCTGAGGTATAAGGTGCAGGGCCATATCGTGGAACCCACCAGTCTGGTCGACGACTAAGTCCAATCATTTCCCATGGACGAGAGTTAGGTGCATCAGTATCATAGAAATATTTGTAAATTGCTCTCCAACTGCCTGGCATTGCTTCGCCAAATAGTCTATCTACACTCTGACCATAATTGAAAGTCATTGGGTCAGACGTAGTAGTAGAATTTAAGAATACGCTAACATTATTAGTACCGGCCCAATTTAGAAAAGAAATACTTAACAACTGAGTCCACTCGTCAAGGCTATAATCAGTCTTTCTAAAAGCGCCTGGCTCTAATTTAGTATAGCTAGTTCTGGCATTATTAATAAATTCAACATTGATATTATTGTAGATTCTTTTTTCAAATTCTAATAATACGTCGTCGCGAAAATCATTGAATGCAATAGTTTTACTGCCATCATGCCCTTGTATTACATAGACACTGGCATTAATATAACTAGTATCTAGATACTTCTCAGGAACGAACTTGGGATATAATCCCAACTTAGTGGGAGTAGCAGGTATCATACATCCTTGTGTACTGGAATATTCATAGATGCTAACAACATCATTAATAGCCAGTGTTAACTTACTACTAAGTGTTATAACAGAACCGGTTGAAGTATAGTCATCGCCAACTAATAATTGAACACCGTTCAAATAAACTAGAACTGAATGATAACTGGGTGAAGTGATATCATAAATGTTAATTAAATTAAAGTTTCTATAATTTGTATCGTATACTGGATATTCATTTAAAATGAAATTGTTAATACCATATGGCATCATATCAGTAAAATAAAATGCTTGTTCTTGACTGGAATTAGCTGTTATTTCTGTCATAATATCATCTAAGCAGCCGCGAGTATTGCTGTAATCAGCAAATTCCATTGTGCTTAAAAGGTATAGAAATTTATCTTTAAATCTGCTATAAGAGCGACGGTTAAAATCAATTGACTTAGCAATGTTTGTACTATTATTATTGAATAATAGCTGTGCAATGTGAACGCCGGCGCTATGTTGTAATATCTTACCAGGTACTATCTTAAAATTAATATCTCTGAGATTATCATTACCATAACTATTAGTAGAATAATTTAAACTATTCTTTGTTATTTCAGTAAGATGGTTTCTAATTTGACCTAATGTTAATGTATCAAAAGTATTATTTTCGCTGTTATCTACTAGATTTTTAGGAATAGTGTAATTTTCTTTGTTATTAATGGTCGACCCAAAAATATTAATTACTAATGCATCTCCCGCAACAAGATCTTTTGTTAGCTGTATCATACTACCACTGGTATTACCCAGCAACGTAAAATCATTATCTCTTACTAGCTCTTTTCCATTTACATATACAAAGATATTCTTCTCATTGAATCCGTTAACATAAACAACATCAATGGGAAAATTGTTAGTTTTATATTGAGTGATATTAAACTTCTTTTGAATATATTGTTTGCTTTCATCAGCAATCTTGATCCAATTATTTCTAAATCTAATGCTGTCAATAAAGGGAAGATACTCATGCACAAACCCCGAGTTAATAGGTAGGATTGCATCGGCATTATTATAGTTGTAAGTGAAGCTGTCGGTGTCGTAAAAATTCTGGAATAATATATCACCAATATTACCAATTGATTTATAACTTAATATTATGCCCAGTTCACTATCTCTAGTTCCACTGGCTGCTTCTAAATATCCAAATAACTTTGATCCTACAAAGCTGCTACTTGGGTAATAGATAGGATCACCTCTGCTATTTCCGGAGATATCAAATACATCAAATAAAGGCGATTGATTCAAACTGAATTTTTGTTGAGCAGGTTGCCAAGTATCATTATGCCACCAAAAAGTTTGATTTTGACGATATATTCCACTGACTGCAACTACTGTTTCTCCTTCGGACATTGTGTGTACAGGTATTAAATGTACCTGTCTATTAATTGGATTGAAAGTTATAGCAGAATTTTTAGGCATATTAAAAGTTAGATGATTGCTCAAAGTAACTTTATTCAATGAAGAGTCTATAGTTGTTATTACTGTATTTGCAGGAATATTAGGGCCTGTTACTGTCATGTTTACTAATAAATCACTAACAGTACTAAAAGTTAGATAGTTCTTTCCAGCAGCAGCAAATATAGTTGTTGTCTTATTAACATTACTTCCTGAATGAGGAATGATATTCTTAATTTGGTATACATTCTTCCTTGTATTGGCATATTGTTCATTGGTGAATATGACTAATGTGCCATCTTCAAGTTTAACACCATCACTAATAAATGGCCATGTTCCGAAACTTATAGTACTACCTGAGTAAACATCTAATAGCAGCGGGTTTGACAATGTAATAGTGTTTGATACTATATCAATAATGGTAATTTCAGTGCCGTCGGCAATATTTGGGCCACTAACACTAGTACCAACACTAAGATCGGTGACGGTATTAAAAGTCAAAACTGATGAACCAATGGCAGAATCAGCAGTTGTGTTCTTATATAGATTAGCACCTGACACTAATATGTCGGGAGTGTGCCCTTCAATTTGATTGGCTATATCTGTTGCGTAAGTATCAATAGCTGTTACCACATGGGCAAATTTATTTCCATGATCCCAAAGTCGTAAATTAGCATCAAATTCAATGATTGGGCGATTGGCTCTATAACTATTGTTTAGAACGACAGGAGCAGTTGGGTTTTCAAATGTTGCTGAATAGCGAATAACATCTTCATGAAACCAACGATTAGTACGACTCCACGCATTTCCATCAACGCTTGCACGATTAATAACAATGTAATCTTTACGCAATGGAGCGTTTAAACTTAGATCATAACTTATTGTATCATATGGTTCATAATCACTACTAAAACCTGTACCTAAATTAGGGTTATTGGGATCAGGTGTAACAAGATCAGCATAGGGAATCAAGCTAATACCAGTACCTACTCCTTCAACAATATATTCATTGCCTACGAAATTTATTGGGTTAACATTACCTGTAAACTTAATCTTTAATCCATTGGTAAATTTAACACCATTTGGACTAGTATAGTTTATTTGATTAACAATATTCGTGATTTTTAATTCTGGAGTTGGACCTTGATCAACCAAACGAATAACGCCAAATACGTTAGCATCAACTCCATCTTGATAGTATAATGTATCTAGGTTATCTGTTAACTGTGGTACTTTTCTAATGTTTAACTGGCTATCTTTAAAAATGTAAAGGTGACCATAGTCATGACCTTCTTTCACAAATATCTTTGTGCCCACAGGCCAATCTTTAATATAAGAAAGTTGTATTGTTCCCTCAATATTATCAAGTTGCCAAATACCTTTTCGTTGTACTTGAGCTACTCCCTGCCACTGATCATCCTGATCATTTATCATCACAATTCTTTTAGTTTCAAAAGAAGTATTTCCATCTATTCTATGATTGGCAACAAATTTAGTATAATCAGCAGCTTGTATTGCAGAGTAAGGAATATCAGTGACCAGATCAACTTCATCAAATTTAGTCATATTTGAATAAAATGACTGAGTATCTTTCTTGGGTACTTTAAATACCATCGAACCTTGCGAAACACCGTTGTTAACAACGCCATATACATCACGACGTAGAATGTTTGCTTGGTATGCAGTACCAGGATCAATACCAGGTTCGGTTTGAATATAGAATGGATGTCCAGGCTGGCCCAGATTAAAAGTGTAATTTCCACCTCTGACTAAAGTAATGTCAGGGTTGGTATTTCCAGGCAGCTTGTCGACACTATATCCAAAATTTCCAATATTTTGATTTGTAAGTATATTATTTGAATCAGTTGAAATAGGTCTGCTAATTGTAAATGTTTCTATTAGTGGTAAACCTCCACTATTAACTTCTAAGGTAGTTGGACCGTTTGGAACCCAATAGTATTTTCCATAATTAATTAACTTGTCAAGATCGACAAATCCTTCATAGTTATAATATTCATTGGAAAATAATCTACTATGATTGTTTGTAATACCACCTTCGGCTGTAATTGCGTTTAATAAGTCAACGTAATTGTAAGCATTGTCAGTCTTGAAGTTATTTGTATTGAATATTCGTTTATTGATAACAAGACCAGGCTCAAGTTGATAAAATTGACTATAGCTGTCTAGTTCCTGTACATACGCATCGCCATTTTGATAAGCCGGACTTAGATCTTGCCTGCCGATGTATCCATAAATTCTACCGAGGTTAGGTTCTTGCAATAGTTGATCCATCGTAGCATTTAAAAATCTACGATTCGTATTAGTTTGAAAAACCTGAGGGAGGAAATCTAGTGACTTTTTATCTACCATTTTTTTAATAACCTATTTTTAATTAGTTTGTCATTACTGTAGTTACGCCGCTTTGATTAATGCCAACATAAACACCATTGACAACTTGTACATTATCAACAGTTGCGGCACTGATCAAAATTTCATTTGGTTGACTGCGTATTTCATAAAGATTTCCAAAAGAACTATCTGGACTAGTTGGAATTAAAATAACACTGCTTAGATATGAACCTAACTTTGTATGCAAATAAGCACTTAACTCAGAGAAATAGAAAGTTTGTCCAAAATCCCAATTTTCCAATGCGAAGTAATTATTAATATTTTGAATCAATAAACTTTTTAATTCATTATCACTTATTGTAGTTAATGGACTTTTTACTATTTGAAAATTTGCACGTAACGCACCAGCTGCTTTAGCACCAAACAAGGGTTTATATGATCCTGAATTTAAAATCATCTCATCACTGATCATTTTTAATGTTAGTAATTCAGCATATGTGCTGTTCAAAGTTATGCTATCCAATGCTGCCGGTTCAGCTATCTTACCTGTATAATCAGTAATATAGTTTCTATAAGATTCATCATAACTGCGAGTCAAAATATAAGTGTCAATCAGATTACTAGCAGCAGGATCAATACGTCTACTATCACTTGCATTATGTCGATATTGAAAAATTAAATCTTGTCTGCCCAGATATGCTTTATATTGATTGCTGACATTAATTAAAATATTACTTGTTCCATTATTTGATATTTGATAAAACATCTGATCAGTGGTAGCATAAAATAATCTACCATTTGGAAAATTGTTTCTAACAGCTTCAACTGCTACCAATGTAGGATAAGAATAATTAACGATTCCACTATCTAACAGTTGATAACGAATTAAATTATCGTAATCAACATATAGTTGATAGAATGTGTATGTAGTAGGATTTACTATTGTACTAAAAATTGCCGGATCAACAGGCAAATCAGTGTTAGTACCTGTTGGATATGTTACCATTACCTTTGTACTATCAACATATCCGTCACTCTCAACTTCATTTTGATACACTTCTAATACTACTGTTCTAGGCAGTTGCCCTGTTCCAAACTTATTCAAATTCGTTTGTAATACTCTGATGTTGTCTTTAATAACAGTATTAGTTCTACTATCATAAACTCTGGTGGGGTTAGTATTAAGAAAACGTACACTATTACTACTAGTGAATATAAAATCTAATCCACGATACTTAACGGTATATTGTAATCCAGTTGTATTAAACAACATTATCCAACTGCTGTCGTTGCTGGTACCTGCTGTAGTTAAATCAAAAGGACTAGATGAATCTATATTACCAATTGGAACTATTTTCCATGGATCATTGGTAACAGTATTTGTATAATCATAACGTAACCCAAACTCGATACTATTGATTATGTAAGTGGTGATGGTATTAATTAAACTATTGGAAAAATTCACATTGTAAGGAGGATATACTTCACTTACTATTGCACCAGTTGGTATAGTATCACTGATTGTAACACCTCCAATTGTTCTACCTGCTAGATATACTGGATTACTACCGTCACTGATCTGACTCTTAATTGTTGCCCAAATTTCTATTTTATCACTGGGCAAGGATGCTTTGCCAATTACTATGCTATTACTACTGTCAAAATAATAACCTGTTGGTGCAGAGAATTTAATCAAGCTATCAGTTAACAAGTATCTCAAATTTGAACTAGTGTTGTTGCCAATTTGCTCATACTTGCTTGGACTATTTGCAAAAGCAAAAAACCCTGTTGATGTTGTTGTGTCGTTGGTTTGTCTGATCCAACGAAGATTTGAAAGCAATATACTGGGATACTTTTCATAATAAAAATGCTGATTACTTTGACTGGTAATGACAGGCTGTACTTGATCAAATATATTCTTTAATACATCGTTGCGACTGGAAAAAGTAAATTGAAACTGCTTTAAAGTTTCGTTTTTATATAAACTACCATCGCTGCCAAACATGTCAGTGCTACTATACTTTCCTGTTGGATCTAAGATGTCGAGATAACGACTGATGCCACTTGAATATCGATTGACTGATTTTACTTTAACAATATCAGCATAGGTAGTGTATGGAACAACATTATAGTCTTCTCCGTTAACCATACGTCCCTGTGCATAAAAACTTTGTGGGGCTTTTTCTTTAATTTCACTTACAAGATCACGACGACTGCTGTTAGCAACAGTATATTGCAAACTTGCAGTAATAGATAGCCTCTGAGGACTTCCATCTTTAGCAATATAAGGAATTACAACCGTAACACCTGTTAGATCAGTTGGACTAATTCTATATGTTAATCCACTGCTAATTCTAAAGAAACTTCTATAATTACCCATTGGAATATCAGCAAATGTATCATCACCGAATATAAGATCAATTTGATCATTGCTACGAGTCGAAACAGCAAATAGTGTTCTAATGCCTCTTGCAGTACTATTATAAATTGCATTACTACCAACAATGGAAGGAACTTTAGTCCACGGGGTTCCAATTTGTCCGTTGCTTGTTAGCTCATACAACCAAATATCTTCGTTATTAATATTTTCTAAATTAACACTTAATACTCTATTAGGTACTTTATCGGTTAAAGCACTATCTAAACTATTAAGTGTACCCTGCTTAAAGAAAGTAAAATATCCAGTATTATTACTTGAGTTTCCACGTCCATCATTTTGATAAACAATGCCAAAACTTCCTAATGTTCCCGGATCCTGTTCATATATGCTATCATTGGTAGTGATACTGGCGCTGACCATTTCAAAATCTAAATTGGTATCATTTACCAATGCATTAAAAGGAAAAACAGCAGGAGATACCGTATTAGGAACACCAATGTTATACTGCTCTGTTTTAATACCGTTAATATTTTTACTGGCAAATGGTTTACCTATGCGCTGCCCTGAGCTGAATGCAGCATTTAAAATTAGATTAAATTGATTTGCCCAGTCGCTATTTGTTGAATCGTTCCAAGTAATTGTCGTACGACTTAAATTTTTACTGCTGTAATCAAAAATAGTTTCTGTTGTACTAATACTTTGAATCTTAAGCAACCCATTGGCTGCTTTATTACGATTTGGAACATAATTTAATTGTTTAACAAGCTTTAGTACACTATCTTTACGTTCTGCTGTTTCTAAAAAGTTTTCTCTGGCATTTAAGTCCGTGCGAAAAGCTAAACTCTGTGCTTGGAAAGCAATAAGATCAATGAGGGCAATAAATTCACTTGATTCAATGAAATCGTTATAATCTTCTGCATAATAAGTTCGAATATAATCAACCATGACCTTGCGGATGGTTTCGAAATCATATGATTGAAAATCAGCTTCACTGAATGTAGTGTAAAGCTTCTTCCAATCTTCTACTCCAAATAAATTCGTCTGTCTATTATTATTTGTTGCCATTATACCAGCGCCTCTAATATTATTTATGAGTTTTATAAAGTGGGCTGTTTTTAGTAAGTAGCAGTTGTTTTCACAACACCAGTAGTGCCGTCAAATGCAAGATTTAAATTTACCAATTCATTTGTACTTTTAATTACAATCTCAGCATCTAATAGAAGTCCTTGGCTATCTGCTGTTTCCTGAATGATAACTTTTTTAACCACAGAAATTCTAGGATCGTTTGTTATAATAGTCGATACATCTTTAATGATTGCATCTTTAAGAGCGGGAGTCAGTGGATCAAACAATCTATCCCAAATTAAACATCCATAGCTGGGATTCATAAGTTTTTCGCCTTTGCGAATATTAAAATTATTAATGAGATCCATAATAATGAGATTCTTATCAGTTAATGAATAAGGACCAAAATCATTATCTTGCAGTCCAACAACTGTAGTGGGACTGCTGTAATTAAAACTCTTAGTACTAAAACCTTTATATATTGCCATGGTCAGTTATTTATTGTTATTAACAACCGCCGCCGCCCATTGCAGCACTTGCAGCAGAACTAGCTGGGCCGCCTGGACTAGAAGTATTCACTGATCCTGCTTGTGAATCAACCCCGGCATTGGTAACGGTTCCAGTCCCATCACCGCTAGTAGTTGTTGTTGTTGGTGTAGTTAAATCAGTTGCAGTTGCTACTGGAGTGGTAGCTGTGTATCCCGGCGCTAAAG